GACGTTTTCAACATTATCACAAACAGCCAACTTGCAAAGGAAATAAAAGGTAACGTTTATCGTGAAGGAACACGAGATCTAAACCCTATGGAAGAGGATATAATTGTATCGTTTCTTACTGGTTTGGATGGGCAGTTTCAAACTGGCTCTGTAACGGTAAATATTTATGTTCCAGACAAAGACAATGGCAGTAAGGTATTGGTTAAAGATGTTGGCAGATGCCGTTATCTGGCACGTAAAGCCGATGATGTTGTTAGATCCTTAAAACCTACTGATTACAGATTTTCTTTAGGTGCAACAATTAAAAGCTACAAAGCAGAAAAGGTAGCTATGCACTTTGTAAACGTAAAGATCAATTTTGAACTAAAAACATTTTAAGTTATGGCAAACAGTGGTATTACATGGGGTAAACCCCTGGTCGAATTTGGGCTAACTGGTGTTGAAGATGCAGCTCCTTCCAGTTTCAAAACAATGCCCACAGCCGAAGAAAATACAGTTCTTCTTACAACCGTAAAAGGAAGTGCGCAAGAATTGTACGGAGAAGGACATGAACTGGTAGCTCGAAAAATGCAAAAGTCTTATAAGCAGCTTGCTATGAGTGTGTTTATTCCTTCTGGCACAGAGGATCCTATTCCGGAAGAGGACGGAGTTGTAAAAGATGAATATGCAGTACGCCTTACTCCAGAAGATGATACACTGGAAGGCTTCATCATGCGTAAATGCTCCGTTGAAGTTGAGGAAGAATGGTCGTCCGCAAAAGGGAAGATGTTAAAATACATCTTTAGCTCATTAAAGCCCAAGACGGGTAAAATGATTGAGAAGTACAAAAAAGCAGATTCATTAGCTGTAGGTTGATTGAACTATGAACAAGGAAAAAGAAAACATAGAAGGGCTTGTGTCTGATACGATCTTACAAAAGCCGTATTCTATACAGATAGGACAAGAAACATACGAGGTTGCACCTCCTTCTATTGCTACTCTTATCCTTGCCTCTGAACTTATTTCTCAGCTTCCTAAAGTAGAGTTAGATAAAAGCCTGGTTACATTTGAATCGCTCCGTATTGCGAAAGATTGTAAGGTTTTAGGCGATATTGTAGCTACTCTCATTTTAGGAGCTGAGAATATAATAACAGAAGCAACCGTAGTTCAAAAGTCTTTATTCGGTTTGGTACGCACACGCAAAAAGGTTACGATTGACAACAGATCTGTTTTATCCGATAAGATCTTGAAACAACTTTCACCAAGTAAAGTGAACGCTCTTACTCTAAAAATCATAAACAGGATGGAGATAGGAGATTTTTTCGGGCTTACCGCTTCCCTGATAGAGATAAACCTTCTCAAACCGACAAAAGCAGGAGAAGCGGATCCGAAGGAAACGATAGCATCTGGGCGGTAGTAGCAGGAATGGCAAAGGCTTATAATCTGACTTTTGATTATATCCTATACAAAATGAGTTTTGCGAATGTTCGTCTGTATAATGCGGTTCTTCCTTCTTTCTCAGCAAATAAGGATGGGAAAAAAGATACTGGCATTATTCTAAATGGTGATGATCCTAATAATCAGGATGCAGTAAATAACGCAATATTTGACGTAAACGAAGATGAATAACAACGAAGGTACAACATGGTGGGCTTTAGGATTGGATAACGCCAAATTTGAAAGCGATGTGGCGAAATCTAATTCTCTTTTCCGAAGCATAGGTAGCACAGCCGAAAAGGAAGGTAGCAGGATAGACAATATTTTCCGTAAAATAACAGTCGCTGCAACTGGATTTTTCACGGCTCAACAAGCGTTGGGATATGCTCAGAAGATAGCTCAAGTAAGAGGTGAATACCAACAGTTAGAAGTAGCCTTCAATACCATGTTGGGCAGTAAGGCTAAAGCTGATGCTTTAATGACACAGCTTATTAATACTGCTGCTAAAACTCCGTTTGATCTCGTTGGTGTATCAAGTAGCGCAAAACAATTACTTGCTTATGGTATAGCTGCTGACAAAGTGAATGACACTTTGGTACGGTTAGGAAATATCGCTGCTGGCTTATCTATTCCATTACAAGATATAGCCTGGTTATACGGTACAACTATGACACAAGGCAGATTATATGCTGAGGATCTTAACCAATTTACGGGTAGAGGTATTCCGATGATTCGTGAACTGGCTAAAGAGTTGGGTGTAGCTGAAAATGAAGTTAAGGCTTTGGTTGCCGAAGGAAAAGTAGGATTCCCAGAAGTTCAGAAGGTTATAGAAAACCTTACAAATTCTGGCGGTATGTTCTACAATCTGATGGAAGAGCAAAGTAAGACTATTACAGGTAAAATTTCCAATATGGAGGATGCTATTTCTGTAATGCTTAATGAAATCGGTCAAGCTAATGAAAGCACTATAAATTCTATATTGGAAACTGGTGTTTCTGCTATAGAGAATTACGAGGCTATTGGTGCAACCATACAGGAATTGATTGTTACTTATGGCTTATACAAAGCTGCTGTAATTTCGGTTGCTGCTACAAAAAATGCCGTTACTACCATTAAAGCTACTGGAGAAGCTGAGGAACTAAGCAAATTGCTTACTGTAGAGCAGCAAGCTGCCATTTCAAAGAAGAATCTAACCAAAGGCACGTTAGAGTATGCAACTGCCGTAAAAGCTGAAATGGCAGCAAATATAGAGGCTCAAACCGTAGCGTTAGCCAAAGCTCGTACAGAGGTTTCAGCAGCCAGCCAAGCCATAGCAGCCAAGAAAGCCGAATACCTTGCTGCTAAGGAATTGGAAAAGCAAAGATTGGCAGAACTTATGTCTATCGGTGCTACTGGATCAGCAAAACAAGTAGAAGCAGCAGAAAGAAAATTAGTCGCAGCCGAAACAGCCAGAGAAACAGCAGCCTTACAATACCAAGCAGCCACACGTGATTTTAGCACCAAGAAAGTAGCGGTAGAAACGGCTGCTAAAACATTGAATACCACTCAGACAGCAGCCAACACCGCAGCACAAGCAGCCAATGTAACTACAACAAACTTGTTGGCAACTGCAAAGCTCAAACTTATGGCTGTAGCTACCAGGTTGAAAGCCGTTATGCTGGCAAATCCTTATACTTTGGCAGCAGCAGCTATAGCAGCTCTCGGTTATGGTATTTATAAACTTATCACTTATCAGACTGACGCAGAAAAGGCGCAAGAAAAACTAAATAACTCCATATCTGAAAGTGAAAAGGTTATTGGAGCTGAAAGATTGCAAATTGATGCGATGTTTGCACGTTTGAAAGCAGCCAAAGAAGGTACGGATGAATACCGTTCCGCAAAGGAAGCCATAATGAGCAAATACGGTGAGTATTTGAAGGGGCTGGGGGATGAAAAGAATGCTTTGGATAATCTGGCTAAGGCTTATCGTATCATTACGCAAGAAGCCGAAAAATCAGCTCGTGCAAGAGCTATGGATAAAGCGGTTAATGAGGCTTCTAATGACTATATTGATAAGGAGGTAGAAGCCAAAGAAACTGTAGAAGAGCTACTAAAAGATAAGTTCAAGGGGAAGAAGGATAAAGACGGTATCGACCTTGCAGAAACTTATTATTGGAAGATTAAGCCAGTGTTGGAAGGTAAGGGAGAAATTACCCAAGAAATCCAGGATATTATAAAGCAGTTTGACGAAACCAAATACTTGCCTGGCGATCCCATGACTGGTATAGGTGCGCAAACATACATGGCTAATAGCTTGCAAGATGAAATAACCAAAGTATTCAAAGCTCGTGGTATTTATAATAATATCATAAAAGAGGCTCAAAAACGCTTTGGGGAGAATCCTAACCAAAATCAGAAAACAGGTAATCAGGAAGAGGTATTTTATACCAAAGGAAAATCCATTTCTGAGATAGAAGCAGCCATTACTAAAGGTCAAGAAAAACTGGAGGCTTTCAAAAAGGCTCTCAAAGAGAACAACGGCTTAATGTCTGATGGCAAAGTAGTAACCGATGCTGTTGTAAAAGGGCAGGAAAGCTATATAGCTAAATTGAAAGCTACCGTTCTTGAACGTGAAAACGAGCTACAAATTATTAGCCAAGTAGAGAACCGTATTTCTAAACTGAAACAGGAGCAGAAAGAAACCGTTAAGGGTAGTGCTGAATACAACGACTATCAAAGACGTATAGATTCACTGAGTAAAAAGTTACCAGATAGAAAAACGTCCTCTTCTCAAAAGGATTATTCCGATGAGATAAAACGTAATGCACAAGAGCAGATTCGTATTGAAAAGGATATGGAATTTGCTGTAAGGCAAGCTGAGATCAACACCCATAAGGAAGGACTTTCTAAAACATTGGAACAAAACCAGCTCAACTATGAGCAGGAAATGGAGCAGATTAAACGTCAAAAGGAGGATAAGCTCACAAAAATTCAAGAGTGGGAAAAAACTATATGGGAATCTCAGGGCAAAAAAGGTACATTTAAGCCAACTACCACCCAATTATCAGAGCAGGATGAGCAACAATTTAAGGCTCTTGAGAATGCTGCTGGAAAGAAACTGTCTGCTGGCAACCAGACTGCAATAGAAGAAATGCTAAAGCAGTATCAGACCTATGCGGAAAAGCGTAAGGAGATAGAGGAAAAATTTCAGCAAGATATTGACGAAATGCGAGCTGTTAATGAGAAAGATAAGAAAGCCGGAAAGCAAGTTACTTTCTCCGAAGAAAATATCGCTCAGGCTGAAAGTGATAAACAAGATGCTTTGGACGCTTTAGATCAAGAGATAGCTTCTCGTGAAGCGACTTTTAATGTATGGGTAGAACAAATATCCTCTATGGGGTTAAAACAGCTAAAGGAGGCTTTACAAACAGCCCAAGACACACTGAAAAAAGAAGGTGGCAAGTTGGATGATAAAGAAAAAGCTACTCTTCGTGCGCAAATTAAAACCCTGGAGAAAAAAGTAGAGGTTGCTGAGGCGAAGGACGCAAGCACTTCGTCTGCTGAAAAAAACAAAAAGAAGTGGAGCGATACCCTAAAGGTGATGAATGAGGTAGATGATACTGTTAATAATATCATTTCTGACTTTGACGGGATGGATGATGCGACCAAAGCTGCTTTGTCTGCTGCTACCAATATCGCAGGAGGTATAATTTCCATGATAACAGGTATTCAAGCGTTGGCGGTTACTGGTGCAGAAGCTATCAAAGGGGTAGAGAGAGCTTCGGTTATTCTTTCCATTGTCGGTACAGCCATTTCACTTATCACTACTTTGTTCGGGTTATCCTCTAAGGCTGAAAAGGAACATCAAGAGGCACTTAAAGAAGTAGCCGAAAACAAACTGGAAATGCAACGCCAGTACAATTTATTGCTCATGGAGCAAAATCTTCTTATGAAAGAAGCAACTTCAATTTTCGGTGAGGATCAGATTGCTAAAGCTGCCAGATCTGTAGAGGTATATCGCCAAGCTATAGAGGATTATAAAGAAACTTTAAAGGGTGATGCTCCAACGCTAAAACTAAACCCTTTTAATTTGAGAGGGAGCCTGAATGACTATAAAAAGCAAAAAGAGGCTTATGATAAAGGTGTAGGCGCATTAAATAATGTTACGGTGAAAACGGGTAGCTATACTACCGGAGCCTGGTTTTGGAAAAAGCAGCATGATATTTATACTTCGGTACTCCAGGTTTACCCGGATTTGATAGATGGGGAAAACAAACTGAATAAAGAAAGAGCGCAAGCAATTCTTGATACTCAAACAATGAGCGATGAGAATCGGAATTTGTTGCAAAACCTTATAGATCTTCAAGAACAAGCGGAAGAAGCCCAACAAGCACTAAGAGATTACTTAGAGGGTACTTTTGGCTCTTTAGGTGATAGTATAATGGATAGTATCACTGAGGCTATTGAAAATGACGGTGTAGATGCGTGGGAAAAGTTCGGGGAAAAAGGATCTTCTGTATTGGAAGATTTGGGTAAACAGATTGCCTACTCTTTATTCTTCTCTGATAAGTTCAAAAGACTACAAGCTGATCTGGAGAAAATCTACGGATCCGGCAAAACAGAAGAAGAAATAGCTAAGGAAGCAAGGGATTTGGTTGCCTCTTTCTATCAAGGTATCGGTACGGATATGAATAACGCTCAACAATGGATGGAGCATTGGAAAGAAGAAGCAAACAAACAAGGCTTTCACCTTTGGGAAACAGAGAATCGTGAGGTTTCCAGCAATAACGGCATAGCAGCAAGCCAGGACAGCGTAAACGAGCTGAACGGAAGGGCAACTGCAATTCAAGGGCATACCTATTCTATAAATGAAGGTATTAAATCATTAGTTAGCCATTGTGCCAAATTTCTTGAGATATTAACTGGTATCAGAGAGAATACAAGCTATTGCAAGAATCTGGAATCTATCAATTCCAATATAAAGGAAATGAAAGAAAGCATAGGTAACATGAATGATAAAGGTGTAATAATGAGGAAATGAAAAATAACTTATACATAGACGGTACGGACGCTTTTACTCGGTTTGGGGTTTTTATCGCTGAGGGTGGGCATAACGAAGTTGTTGCTTTCCCGGCATTAAAAGAACCAGAGGTTTCTAATGATTGGGCTGAGTATGACGGTATCGAAGTGGATTTGTCGGATCCTAAACTTGATACTAAAGAACTTGAAATAAAGTTCAACGCAGTGGGTATGTATCAGACTGGAGATTTCATTTCTCTACTGTCCGATGGAGCCTACCATACCTTTGAGTTTAAAAGAATCGGCTATACTTATAAGCTCCGATTGGTTTCAGAGGTAAATGTAGCTCTGTATATCGGTGCTAAAAGTTTCTCGTTAAAATTCGCAGATGATTTCCCTTTGAAAGATTATAAATATACGGCTCCTTTATCGACAACCAATATACCTACGCAGGGGTATGAAATAGACGGGATAGATTTCTCCGTTTACGGTATTCGTGTATTGGAAGGAAGCGAGGCACAAATACTTAAAGCTCCAGCAGTAAAGAAAAATATGTTGCGTAACCTTTCTACTCAAAATGGGGCTATTTATGATGGTAAACAAGTAGTGTACCAACATAAAGAAGTTACTTTGAGTTGTTGCTTAATCGCTAAGAATCTAACGGAGTTCTGGAGAAATTACAATGCTTTCCTTCACGATCTGATAAAGGTGGTGGAAATAGACGAAGGCGATGGCGTGAAGGTGCAAACGGCTGAAAGATCCTTGTTCGTTGAAAGCACTTGCGAGGAATACCCATGTTACTACAAAAGCTCAAAAGTAAGTCTGTTTTCCCCTGACGATCAAGTCTGGTGCGCTTTTACCCTAATGTTGGTATTCACTGCCTTTAGAGTTGGAGAGGATGAATATTTACTTGCTTCTGAGGCTGGAGAATTGATAGTTACGGAAGATGGTGAGTTTTATATAGATCTAAAAAGTTATGGCAATTAGGAAAAAGAAAATCAGTGAATTAACGCTTTCTGATAGCCTAACAGGGCTGTACACTATTGGCGTAAAGTTGATAAACGGAGTACAAACGAGCGTGAAAGTTAGCCTGGGTGTAATACAGACAGCCTATGAAAATATGCTGAAAGTAACTCAGGAAGCTATTACTGCAACAAGGAACGCTATTACTGCTACCAATAATGCAAATACAGCTACCCGTAATGCTGTTACTGCTACTGAAAATGCCAACACAGCTACGGCAAACGCAAATGAGGCTACTCGTGTTTCTGGAGTAGCAACCCAGAAAGCCAATGAAGCGACCAATAAAGCTAATACGGCTGCTGGTAAAGCTGATGAAGCACGTATAGGATTGGATAGGATCAAGCAGGAAACAATCACAGCTACCAGTAATGCCAATACTGCAACCAGTAACGCAAATAAAGCTACTGAGAATGCTAATAAGGCTACAACTAACGCCAACACTCAGGCTGACCGGGCTAAGGAACACGCAGACAATCCCCCCAAAATGGGTGATAATGGCAACTGGTGGAAATGGGATGAAACGCAAAAGAAATATGTAGATACCGGGATTTTGGCAAAAGGTGGTATTCTCTATCCTACTTTTACGATTGATCCCGATACAATGGAACTAATCATGTATTACCAGGATGATATAGCTGCTGATATGTTTGATATTGACAATGAAGGATTTTTAATTTTTAACCCCAAGTGATATGGCAGAAGGAAACATAAGATTAGGAAAGGTTGCTTTCGTGGATAAGGGAACTTATTCAGCAGCTACCACATATAATACATTTGATTTCATTACTACGGATGATAGTTGCTATCTCTGTATCAAGGATGGGAATAAAGGACACGCTTTAACCGAAACTACCTGGTGGAAATGTATAGCTCGTGGAACAACAGCCACAGCAGCAGCTAAAAAGGCTGAGGATGCTGCTAAACTGGCTAATGAAAAAGCTACAGCAGCCGATAACGCAGCAGGTAGGGCAGTAGAGGCTACCAACAATGCTAACGCAAAGGCTAATGAAGCTCACGAAAAAGCGGAAGAAGCCAATGTTGCTAAAAACAATGCAAATGAAGCTACTGGCGATGCAAGGGTAGTTATTGCACGTTTGGAAGAATTGGAAGAATCGCTTATATCAAAATATAAGCTGATCCCTACTTCCATGAAGCTAAATTACCCGAAAAAAGTTACTTACAGGAATACCCATCCTTTCAAAGTTGAGGTAGAATTACTTCCCGTAGATACTGGTAGGAATGTATTGTTTCTCGGTGATGATCGGGCGGTGTCTATCACTCCTGATGGCGTATTTATGATTAACGGTGTAGGTATGAGCAGAATCCATGTTGTTCCAACTGAAAATACAGCATTATACCAAACAATTCAGATCATTGTAGAAGAGCCAGGAATGAGATTTATATCTGGTAGGGGTATTCGCTTCTCTGGATCTGGAGGTATCAGATTCACTTAGTAAAAAATGAATGTTGAACTATTAAAAACTTATTAATTATGGCACTTACAGCAGATGAAGAAGTAAAGGTAAGACAAATTATTGCAGCTTACAATAATGGGAAAAGATTGAATGAACTTCCTATAGCGGATGGCTCAAATCCGTTTGGTTTTATCACTGAGGTACTGGATAGTGATGGAGAATCAAAACAAGCAGGTTTGGCTGCTATGCTTCCTTATGTAGAAGAACAGTGTAGCTATGGTGGTGAATTGGATCTTTCTGTTTCCTCTTCGGTACTAACCAGAACGGGGAATGTCACACTGCATAAAACATTACCTATCCAGAGTAAAATGAGAGGCTGTTTGTTATCGGATAATGGTACTGTTATAGAATACCTAAATCCAAACAACTGGAGAGCGCACAAGTTGGATGGCTCTAATGGTATGGTAATGGTAGAAATTCCGGATCACTGGAGAAGATTTTATACCAATGGCAATAAAAGAGGTGTACGGATCAGCGAATACCCGTTACCTGGTTATCATTTCGTGAAAAAATGCTATATCTCAGCTTATGAAGCTACTGTACAAAGAAGCACTGGTAAACTGGCTTCTGTAGTAAATACTTCGGCTGATTACAGGGGAGGGAATAACCAAGCGGATTGGGATGCTTTGCCTAAAACTCAATTAGGTAAGCCAGCTACATATATGAGCCGTACCGCTTTTCGTAATGCAGCTCGTAAACGTGGCACTACTACAGAATGGAACTGTATGGATTATAACGCTTACATTACCCTGGCATGGCTCTATTACATAGAGTACGGAAATCTTAACTGTCAGTTGGCTTTCAATGCACAGAAAGATAGTAACGGTTATGCTCAGGGTGGTTTGGGAAATGGTGTAACTACCTGGGATGGAACAAAGTGGAACAACTTTAGCGGTTATTATCCTATTATCCCTTGTGGTACGAGTGATGAATTGGGAAATGCTTCTGGTGAGGTTGCTTATACTTTAGAAAAAGCAGAAGGAGAAAATAGTAAAGTCTTTACTGTTCCCCGTTATCGTGGTATTGAAAATCCATTCGGGCACATCTGGAAATGGACGGATGGTATGAATATGGAGGTTAAAACGGATGCCAATGGTGGTACAAGCAAAGTGTTTGTTGCTATTGATCCAGCCAACTATAACGATAGTAATTACAATGGTTATACACTTAGAGGGCTGGCAGCAAGACAAGAAGGCTATACCAAAGAAATGATTTTTGGAGAACATGGCGATTTGATTGCTTCTCTTGTTGGTGGAGGTTCTACTACCTATTGGTGTGATTATTACTATACCTATAAGAATGAGAATCGTATGCAGGGTGTCCTTTTCGGCGGTGATACGTATGGTGGCGTTCCTGCGGGCTTCGGTTGTGCGGATACGGATTACGCCCCCTCGCTTGCGGCTGCGTCTGTCGGCTCTCGGCTTTGTTTTATCCCTAAAGCGTGAAGCGGTCGGGCTTGACTGCAAAACATAAATAATTGGAATACAAATGAATAAAATAGGTTGGTTGCTGGTGGGTGTCCTTTTCAGCGGTAATACGAATAATGGCGTTCATGCAGGCTTCGGTTATGCGAATACGAATAACACCCCCTCGAATGCGAATGCGAATGTCAGCTCTCAGCTATGGTTTTCTCAAAATAACTCAATAAACGAAGCAACGACCTTACCTATTGGTAGAAGATAACATAACTCATAAAGGTGCTGGTAGGGAAACCGAAGGCTCTGAGTACGAAAAACAAAGAATATGAAGAGATTAAGTAATTTATACGAGCAAATTATTTCACTTGATAACTTGCGCCTGGCTGATGAAAAAGCCAGGAAAGGCAAGTTACGTTCTTATGGTGTCAAACGGCACGATAAGAATAGGGAAGCAAACATACTGGCTCTTCATGAATCTTTGAAAAAAAAGACTTTTGTAAATTCTAAATATGAGGTATTTATAATCAAGGATCCCAAAGAACGGCTTATTTACCGTTTGCCTTATTATCCTGATAGAATCTTACACCATGCTATTATGAATATCATGGAACCTATATGGGTGTCCTTATTTACAGAAGATACCTATTCTTGCATTAAGGATCGTGGTATTCATAAAGCAGCAGCTAAAGTAAAGAAGGCTTTGAAAGAAGATCCAGAACACACTACTTACTGTTTGAAAATGGATATAGTGAAGTTCTATCCAAGTATAGACCATGATATTTTGAAAACAGTACTACGGAAGAAAATCAAAGACAAAGATTTACTTTGGTTGCTTGACGTGATTATAGACAGTGCCGATGGCGTACCCATAGGGAACTATCTAAGTCAGTACTTTGCTAATATTTATCTGGCTTACTTCGATCACTGGATAAAAGAGGTTAAGAAGGTAAGATATTACTTTAGATATGCAGATGATATTGTGATTTTAGGCGATGATTCTAAACAGCTTCACAAACTCCGTATAGAGATTGAAGAATATCTGCATGACAATTTAAAGCTATCACTCCGTAAAGTGGATTCTAAAACTGGAAAAAAGAAATGGAAGTTTCAAGTATTCAAAATTGATAGCCATAGAGGTATTGATTTTGTCGGGTATGTCTTTTATCATACCCATACCCTTATTCGGAAGGGAATCAAAAAGAATCTATGTAGGAAGGCTGCCAAACTGAATAAGAAAACACACATTTCCGATATGGAATATAAGCAAGTTATTTGCAGTTGGTTTGGCTGGGCTAAATACAGTAATTCTAAACATCTATTAAGAACAATAATTAAAAAGCAAGTATATGATACACTACGATTTTAAGCCTTCTAAGTTAGAGGCTAACGGAAATGGTTCTTACACATACCGTTGGGATATTCAGGAAGTTCAAGTAGAAAACCATTTTGGAGAAGCTGGAGATAATGAACAAACGGAAGCCGGGCAAACTACAAAATGGACTTGTAACGAAGTTGTTGTTTGGGGAATGGTTACAAATGATAAGCTGAAAAAGGCAGTTATTACCCATTTGTGGGATTCTGATAAAGAAGCCAAGATTGTCAATGATTATAACGCTGCCCAGCTCGGTATTCTTACTGAAAGATCAGCTACCGATGATTACAAGGAGTATTTGCAAAAGAGAAAAGCTATCAAAGAAATGATAGATAACGATTGTAAGGAACTTAATATTATATTGTGATGAAAAAGTTTAGTGAGTTAGGTGTAACCGTACAGGATGAACGTAAAATGTTCAACTGTAGTCAGGTTTCTATTTCGGACGTGCTGAATTGTGAGATCATTGTAGAAGATTTCATTCCAGATGTAAAGACTTCGCACGGTGAAGGAAGATACCTTGTGAAATTTAAACATAGCAATGGTGCGGATGGTAAGTTTTTCACAAACGCAGCTTCTTTAAAGAAAACTTTGGATCAGATTCCCAAAGACGCTTTTCCTTTCAGC